CATCCATTTAAGGATGATCCAGGGGATCAAATGAAATCCCCAAGTACGTTATGTCACCTCACGGCGACATAAGAGCTTCAACTGAAGCTCACCCAACCTGTTTTGTAGCCGGTAACAGCATCGCGCGGGATTAGGTTATCATGCCTACCCCTTGCACTGTCTCCACCGACTCCGTAACAGGCTCCAGCTAGCATTACATCAGGATCGAAAACCGTCCATTTTACCTTGCGGTAGATGGCAGGTCTGTAGACTCTGATGTAACGGATGCTGCCACGCCATCTGGTTTCCCATTTGGCGCTTTCGTCGTGTATGCAAATGTCGCCGAGTTCCGAAGGACCTCGACAACGCCTGATACGCTCCGGAATTGAATCCAGAGCGCTAAACCAAGCACGCATAACACGATGCCAACGGTACTCAGCGCGATGGCTTGTAATAGCCATACGCCTAATCCCGTTAGCCATACCGATATAGTGTTGTGGTTCATTGACTTCTTTCTTCAGGAAGAATGGACGTACGTCCACGCCACTGAAGTAGTCTCCTCCACAACTTTCACGAAAGGGTCCATCCACAAAGGTTTTCTTCGGGTTGAAATCCATTCCGAGGTATCGAAGAGCAGAAATAACTTCGCTCGCGAACTTGGTCGGGACGATCATGTCGTCACCAAACGTATACACATTGATGCCGGGTTTGGGGGTTGTGCCCCCTAGCCGCATCACTGCGCTGCAGATAGCCATGAAGATGACTGTCTCAAGCTCGAAAGTATAACCATTACCCATTGAAGAGAACTTCTCCAACACAACCACTTTTTTAACACCATCTTGGTCGATGGTAGTCTTAGGTGATCGCAAATCATCAAGCACTTCGTGCCATTTGATAGGGAGTACAAGAGCCACTAAACTCTTGCATATGGTATCGCTAGCTTGTGTGATATCTATCGTGGCAAACTCGCCAGTAATACTGGCTTCACGGGCGACCTGCCTGTGAATTGTCTGCGCACTTTCGAGCACTACACGATTGTTAGTGTTCTTTCTCAGGGCTTCCCTCATCGCGTTACCATACGCGAGTTGGTAGAAGAGATTAACGGAACATTCAATGGAAATCCCACGGTCTGTTTCGCTATCCTTCGGAACCGTAGTAAAACGGTTCCCTTCCTGAAACACGATAGAATCACCACGGGATGCGGCGGCCTTAGCCCAGAGGGTTCCCCCCCAGGGTATTAAGAAAGGCCATGCACCCCTAGTGAGTTCGGGACGTGATTGCATTTTATCTGGGATGGTTGTAAGACCACCCCGATCGCTGAACGTCGCACCAGGACCGAATTTTCCGTTAGGATTACTCGGCGGCCTTTCACCAATTAGCCACGTTACCTCTTTCCGAACTTGCCTGATGAAGGCGAAGATCGCTTCCTCTCCGGGCTGAAATGTCCCATGGAGGAAGGGTAATAGACGTTGGTTAGTACGAAAACACTTACGTTCTGCGTCGAAGAACTTTTGAATCGCATTTTTCTTGCGATCGAAGCTCGTCGGCAGAGACTCATACTTCCGTAGAAAGGAAATACAAGCTGCATCCCTGAAATAACTTTCAGGATCTGTATAAGCGCTCGGTGAACAGGTCAAAGTGACCAATTCATCCCAATTCTGGGTCGCGATTAAGTTCTTAACTTGATCGCTCCTAGATCCGGCGAGGCCGTCGCACAGAGCGAGGGCCACTTTACTCACTTCACGTGGGATAAAGTTTGACATACATCCACTCAGTCGTTAATTAAAATTACTGAGGAGCAAAACCGTCTTTGACAGAGTTCTTAAACAGAGCACTGCCAATGAGGTTGCAAGCTTGGGACGCGAACTCGTTGAGATCTGTTGTGGGCATCCCTTGCGGAACGACCACTTCAAACTTCAAATAGCCAACGTTGACCTTGCGCATGATGTTGTCAGAACCAATTGCGGATTGCTTCCAATCAATGTGACCTTCGAGGCGACGAACAGAGCCATCCCCGTTAGGGCGGCTCGTCATACGCATCTCAGGTTGAAAGGCTGGGGCAATACCAACAGATTGGTTACGCCAGATTGCGGGCGATTTATCACCTCCTGAAGCCTGGATGTTCGTCCAGATCTGATCAGTGGTGCCGTCATTCTTTTTGACGGTAATAGCGGCCATATTAGGCATAATTAAAACTCCAAAAGGGTAGTTTGTTCACTAACGGCGGGATTGCAGTTAGTGTTTTCCCAAGAACTGGGAGAGCAGTGATATCGCAGTCGCACCGCGAACGACGCTGGGCCACTTAGGAGGCCTCAGCACCAGGTTGGGCATGGTGACCCCCTGGCTCCTTAAAACAGTGATCGCCTTACTTTCGGCATAGGGCGCGATTATGCGCCCGTACCAATTGTTAGGATCACGACCATTGTAATAAAGGGTGCTATTATATTCGGCGAAGGAGGTAGTACATGCATTTTGCAATGACATGCCAACGAAGTCAGTATAGCTGGATAAAACCATACCAACGTTCGAGAACCAATCAACCACAAAGCTGAATGGTACTAATTCCCACGCTATAACAGCAGGGTTGACAAAGCCCAGCTGATTTAGCCTAAAGATATTTGGGTCCGTGATCACAATATCTGCAATTAGCTGCACACGCTGTTTAGGCATGTAAGCTAACGTCACAATATCGAAATCAGCCATCGTTGTCGGAGCTGAAGGTTTGGTCTCTTTTGAAGACCCACGACCTTTAACCGTTTTTCGAAGGCCTTTGAAAGGAGTGTCATGTAACATTTCTATTACACTACCAATATCCTTGACTAAAGGCTCCCACCCGAAATGGAATTCCAGGTAGTTTCTGCCAAAGGATCGTAATCGTTTTTTCAAGACGATCTCCCTGTCCACAGAACCGGCGCGCACACGTGCGCGCCAGTAGCGGCGGGAATCCTTCTGTGTTATTACGCGTAAACCTAAGTCTCGCGCGGCGTCCACAAAACGAAAAGAACGCAGGTTCTTTGCAAACCGTAGAATTTGAGCAGCCCTTGAGGCCATCATATCTATAGCTTGCTTTCGTTCGGCAATATTGACGGCTAAGGAAGCCGTCTCACGAGCATTTTGACTAAACTCTCCATACGCTTTTGCAAGAGCGGCCCCATCAGGGCCGAATGCGCCAGTAATCGGGAGAGAGGATGGCGTGAAGTTCCAGGGATTTGGCAAAGCATTCGCCTCATTCCAGATGAACTCATACGGCAACCTGTCATCATAAGGAGCTTTCTGACGGTAACGCTTGCGGACTTTCATCCACATAGGCGCACCGTCATGAGACTCCATAGTCGTGAAAGGACCTGAAAAAGCCACACTATTCCTCCATTGCGAGATGGATCGATAGTTGGCGCTACTGGAATCCACTTGATCCAAAAAGTGGAGTAGCCTACATGTCTAGTCAATGACAGAGGTAGAGTGTGATATGAAAACAAGCGGGAGCTACCCGCCTGATTCACCCATGGTTCTAGAGACTCGTTAGCGACCGTGAATGTGTCGAAAACGAAATCTCCCCAGCTAGCTAGTCTAGATGTAATGACTGGTATGTCAATACATAGAACTGATGGAAGTACGTACCATACCAAGTACGTAGATAGATCCC